GGGGGATCAGTGTGAGCGAGAACGGTGAAGTGAGAGGTAGCTACTACCGAACGGAAGTAATCGCTCAGCTCTTCGGAGTCAGCGTCCGAAGAATTCAGCAGCTAACTCAAGATAGTGTGCTCAAAACAACTAAGATCATCGAGGACGAAAGAACTGTCCGAAGATATGATCTGGTTCCGACCATTCAGAGCTACATCAAATATTTATCTGATAAGGCCTACGGGAAAGCAGGCCGATCAGAAAAGGAGATGGAACTGCGGGAAAAGAAAATGGAGGCAGACGCAATGCTGAAAGAATCGCAGAGCGAACTGCATCGAATCAAAACAGAGATCGCAGCCGGAAGATACATCTCCATTGAGGAAGTCAAAATGGACTACTCAAAATTTTTTGTTGTGTTTAAAAAATTCGCAATGGCACTCCCATCAAGAATCATCGGAATGATATCCGGAGCGTTAGAGCCGACAGAATCCAGGCGTGTGGAGAAGGAAATCTCGGAAGAGATCAACCGCCTCCTTGGAGCGTTTGTAATTGCCGGAATCGTTGGCCCGGAAGACGCAGAAGAAGAGAAGAAACGTGGAACTAAAAAGAAAAAGGATCCAGATACGAAAGTATAACGTTTCCCAGTACATCAAGGAGGCCATGCGCCAGTTAAAGCCGCCGGAAAATCTGTCTGTTTCAGAATGGGCAGATAAATACCGAATGCTGGATTCGAAGACGTCCGCGATGCCAGGACCGTGGAGGAACGATAAGACTCCATATCTGAAAGACATCATGGATGAGCTGAGAAATTACGAAACAGAAGAAATAGTCTTTTGTAAGTGCACGCAGGTAGGAGGTACGGAAGCGCTCCAGAACATGATCGGATATATCATCCAACAGGATCCATCCCCGACGATGATCGTCTATCCGACTGATAAGCTGGCAGAGAGTATCAGTGAGAACCGCTTGGAACCGATGATCCTGGCGAGCAAGAGCCTGAAAAATCTCTACAACAAAAATGAATCCTCAAAGCTGGAAATGCAATTCGAGGGAATGTATCTGTCGCTGGCCGGAAGTAACTCGCCGTCATCCCTGGCCAGCAAAGCCATCAAGTATCTGATGCTTGATGAGGTCGATAAGTATCCAGGTGCTTCAAAGAAAGAGGCGGATCCGATCTCACTAGCAAGAGAGCGAACCAAGACCTTCCAGAACAGGAAGATCTACATGACTTCAACCCCGACTCTGAAGAGTGGCCATATATGGAAAGCCCTGGAAGGGGCCGACATTGAAAAGCACTACTATGTGCCATGCCCGCACTGCGGAGAATATATAGAGTTGAAATTCGCGCAGATCAGATTTCCTTCAGGAGAGGACATGAGCAATCAGGACAGAGCTGATATGGCTGTGTACATCTGTCAGGAATGCGGATGCACGATAACCGATCAGTACAAAGATGAGATGCTGCGCTACGGAGAATGGAGAGCGGTGCGGAAGAGCACGAAGAACAGTAAGAAAGTAGCTTACTGGATCAACACACTCTACAGCCCCTTTGTCCGATTTTCTGAGGTCGTGAAAGAATTCCTAGACAGCAAGGATGATCCAGAAAAGCTTCAGAACTTCGTGAACTCCTGGCTCGCAGAACCATGGGAGGACACCAAACTGAAGACATCTGCAGAAACCGTCATGGAAAGACAGACAACCCTGCCAGAACTTGTGGTTCCGGATTGGGCGAGATTCCTAACCGGAGGAGTCGATGTGCAGGAGACTTGCTTGTATTGGAGTATACGAGCCTGGGGCCCGTACATTACAAGCCAGAATATCTGTCACGGCCAGGCGCTATCTTTCCAGGAAATCGAGCGTGTGATGAATCTACCGTATCAGAGAAAAGATGGGGAACAGATCATCGTG